TCTTTTGGGCACCAATAAACAAGTAACCATGCGGATTTAAGAGCATTTCCCGTTATTTTCCCACTATTTGCTAATTTGCCTTGCAGCAAACCACCAACCAACCGCGCTAGTTGCTAAGAATATCTGAGCATCAAGCAACCTGTAAAATGTAGATTTTAAAAAATCAGGATTACCCGTCATAGTATCAGGAACTTTAATCCATAGCCATGCCGTCATGACCATAATTGATAGGCTGAATATCAAGGTAAGGAACGGTCTAATAAAACCTCTCGCAGCATCTACTGCGATCATCCAGCCTGACGTTTTGGCATCTGAATAAGTTGCTTTGTCTGCATCGTAAGAACTAGCCAGTGCATTGTAGCTTGCAACATCAATATCACGCGAAGCATTAAGCTCTGCGAGTGTGACAGCGTTCTTGGCCTCTAGCTCTATCAGTGCAGCTTGCTTATCTGCCATTGCAAGCTCATGCTTGTTAGATTCTTGCAACAATAACAGACTGGCCTCTGCTTTTTTGCGCTCCTGGTAAGCTTCTAATCCATGCTTAAAAAGTGCGCCTACCACACCAAGTACGCCACCAGTTGAACCACCTAAAAGTAAATCAAACATTTTTAACCTCCAATTTTATTGTTTGCTTATTGCCTAGTCTTTCAAAATCTGCCACCGCCCTACGGCTATCTAATACCGCGCGCTGACCTCTGATTGTTCCAACCTTATACCCAAGCAATGGGCACCCTAAGCTATGGGTAATGTACTTCGGTGTTGTTCCTGCCAAGTTCCCACCGTGAATGCGAATGCCTGCACGATCTGGCACGCCTACAATCTCATAGGTATATTTTTTAAGGCGTGGTGATTTTGTCCAGCGCACTGTATATACACCCTCAGGTATGCAACTCTTACCTTGCGCGTTATCAAACCATGGCAATTCAAGCGTAAACCACGATTTACCAAGCATGGATAGATTGCCGAGCGTGCCTTGCTCGTTGCTATCTACGCGAGTGATAAGTGTGGCTTCAATCATTTAGCGATCAGCCTTACCGTCTAGCTTCGATTCTATTTTGTCTAGCTTTGCGAATAGCGCAGATCCTAGCTTGTCCATGTCATCACGCTTCACATATGTACCAGCCACCAATACCTCGATATGCTGAACCTTATCGGCAAGCATTGAATCAGCCTTACGAAGTTCATCAATAGATGATTTAAGATTATTCAAAATCCACCCCCCTAGGCCACCAGCTAAGCCTATTGCCACGTTAATGATTGTTTGCGCTTCCACGTAATACCCCCTTTTATTTTTGTTTTCTTAAACCTAATAACCTACCTGCAAGCATCAATCTATCAATGCCTTTGTGAGACTTAAACCCGATATTCACTGAGTTGTAATAGCCAAACCATAGCGGAATATCAGCTTTGTATTGCCATGCTAATTTACTATCTTTAGGCAGCCCAAAGAATTTGCGATTAAACGTGTACATCGAGTTACGGTTAATCCACATAATCCGACAATACCAGCGGTAAACTATGTGCGTGTCATAGTATTGCTGCGTCTTTGTACTGGTTTCGTCATACCATCCATACCAATATTCATCTGTGCAGTTATCATCGGTATCAAACCAAGTCAGCCACCAAACTAAGCGGTCACGATCAAGTTTTGCGCGCTGCTTTCCTAAACGTTTAACGGTATCTAGCACAGGATCTCGCTTGATGAATAAACAAACGACAGGCGATAAGATACGCCCGAGCACACCCACCACAAAAGAGAACGGTAAAAGCGCTAACCAGTAGAGGTATTTCATAACGACCCTGCCAGAATGAATAACCCGTCAATCTCACTGTCTGTCATGTTTAGCAATGGGATAAGTGATAGCACAAGCGCACTATCACGGCGTACTTCTTGTGCGTATTCCCATTCAATGCGCGCAGCGTCACCTTCTACACCCGGCATACTGGCAATTGTTGTATTGATTGTTGATAACACGCCAGCCTGAAGCAAGGCCAAGCGAGCTGATCGCATAGAGACTGATTGCGGAACTGCTACCGGATCAGCCACATATACCGGAACCTTAGGCGGCGTTAGGTCTGCAAAATCAGCCACGGTGAAGCCGTACTTCTCAATAGTTGTGGTATCTGTTATTAATACCCATTGCTGTGCAGTATCGTTTTTCTCAAGGCGATAGATAGAGCCTTTTAGCACATTGATAAAAGCATCATGCTCAGGCGTTCCAGCAATGGCGTCTAAGTCTGATCGCGTGTTAATTAAGCGCATAGTGGCTCTCCAAATGGTTAAGTAAATTATGTGAATCAGCCCAACTTGCGTGGCCTTTCCATGAAGCGATAAATCGGGTTAATCGGTCTTGCTCGTTGTGAGCGGAGTAATTTGCAATCTTGCGTTTAGCGCGAGTGACGGATGATTTTCTGAGTAGTTTGTGTGTAGGCCATATGCGATAGCCTAAAAAGTTAATGCCTTTGTTTACTGGCGATACTTGCCACTTGCTGATCGTGAGTTTCAGTACGCTTGCGCTAAACTCAGTAAGTGCGGTCTTTGTTTCTTTCAGCAGGCCAGCGTCTTTAGAAACCACGACAATATCATCCATGTATCTAGCCCATGCACGGTGGCCTAAGTTAAAGTGCAAGAACCTATCCGCAGCGTTACCGTATAGGTTTGCAAATATCTGACTGGTTAAGCTGCCAATAGGCAAGCCAAAGCCAGTAGCAGGCACCATTGAGCGGATAAGATTCATTGTTCTATCGCACACGATTTTATTTTCAATCATGGCGTGCAGTACGCTTAGGTCGATAGACGGAAAGAACTTGGCATAATCTGTTTTTAAAAAGTGAGTAGCCTCTGTCTTGCGTAGTTGGCTTTGTACAAAGCACACGCCTGCATGCGTACCTAGTCCAGTACGGCAAGCAAAGGTATTAGGCATCAGTGCATTATCAAATATGTCACCTACCACATTCACTAGCGCATGCTGCACTAAGCGGTCTTTAAAATCTAAGGCTGAGATAAGCCTAGCCTTAGGCTCATATACAATAAATTGACGATACTCGCCTTGCTGCCATGCACCTGCGAGAATAGCCTCACGAATGCGTAGCAAGTTCACTTCGTCATACTCTCTAAAATCCAAGTAGCCGAATGACTTTGTTTTATTTAAGGCGGTTTTTCGGTACGCTTCGCGCAGGTTTTCTATACTGGCGATGCGCTCGATTAAGTTGTTATAGCGTTTACCCATGATATGCCAGCCGCGCCTTTCTCCCAATAGGGATACTCGGCGGTGTGCTGAACCTCTTAGTGTATTCGCCGAAGCAGGACAACATGGCTGACCACATTATTTTACTAGGCCTGCTTGCCACCCCGTAGATGTGGCAAAGCGTATTACTAACCTCTTTTATTACATCGTCACAGACGCCGCGCGCACCGATGTTCACGTTCGAGTTCGTCGGCGAGTTGTTCCAGTTCGAAGCGCGAGAACCGGAGTTCGCAGCCTCATTCCAGTTGCCCCCGAGAAGCACGGCGTTATTGCCCATGTTGCCCTTTCCGCTTCACTCGTTTAATCCAACCACCTACCATGGCACCCACCTCCGCAAGCAAAGTTAAAGCTACTTGGTACTGGTGAATGGTCATGCCCCGGAGTTTGTTTCCTGAGATAAAGCGAAACCAAAACCGCAGATTAGCTAACCCTGCATCTGCGGCATAAACTTTTGAGATTTGATTAGACTTACCTGCTTGGTCAAAAAGCTCTACCTGCCCTAGTAATGCGCGAATGAACATATCACGCGCAACACCGTGTTTACGCGCCATATTCTGCGCGATAGGGTAGCAATAGTTAATGACAGTCTCGTACTTTTGCACGATAGCCATTTGTTCGTAGCTCACTTCTTGGTCAACAACTAAGTCCATATCTCACTTTCTATTAGATTAATGTCGGGGCTTTCGCCCCTCCTATACAAGGGTCAGGTGGTCACAGACGCCGCGCGCACCGACGGTCACGTACGAGAGCGCCGGCGAGTTGCCCCAGTACGAAGCGCGAGAACCGGAGTCCGCAGCCCCACCCCAGTAGCCCCCGAGAAGCACGGCGTTCTCCATTTGGTAAGTGCTACCACGCCCTTGCGTGTTAGCAACATAAGACGCAGCCGCCGCGCCACCCCCAAACTCATCACCCCAAATCCACATACAACCAGTGGCTTGAATAACACCAAACTTACTGGTAAATAGATTCCATGCACTCGTTGCACCTGTGCCTGATACGCCAGTAGTTGGCACGTCAGTACCGCCGCTAGAAGTGGCTTCAGTCGTACCATAAGCCAGTGCTGAAAACTCTGAATAAGTCGGGCTGCGTTTACCTACATGCTTCAATGCCTCGTTGAGATTCCACCAGTTACCATCGGCATAAGTTAATGTGCCATTGCCACCGTATAGCGTTGAACGTTTAGGCGGCGCTGAACCATCTGCAATAGATACGTTGTATTTGCTTGAGCCGTTGGTTAAATAATCCACACCAAGTAAGTAAATATCAGCCCAAAAGCTATCAGCAATTAAAGCCATACCGCGTGGGTCTGAGCAGGCAGGTCTAAACTTTAAATCCCAAATTGAGTATTCGTTAATGGCAGGGGTAGTATTGCCCCCTGCTTGTGCCGCAGCATTGCCACCGGGCGCATAGTGAAAGCCACCTATCTGACGGCTATTGCTAATGGTGTAACCACTAGGCGCAGTGAAGCTTGCATCCGCTCTCACTGTGCCATCCGTACATACATAGATTGCATAGTCAGTACCAGCGGTTAAGGTTGGCATAACAATGGCTGTTTGCGCTGCAAAAACCTGTAAGGTATCAGCCACCTCAATTTTTGCACCTGCTTTAATCGAGATAGTGCCAGCACCAGTTTTAATGAATGCGACTGTTTTAATGTCGGCTTTTTTGAATGCGCTTAAAGGATCAATATCAATCCGTAATACTTCATTTGCGCTAGGGTTCTGTTTTGTGAAAGTAGCCCCGTAACCAGCCTGAAGTGCAGTTTCAAGAGGCGTAGCTACGGTGTCGGTTGCGGATACTTTTACGGCACCAACAGAAGCTTGAGCATCAATAGCACTTTGCGCTGCGTTAGCCTCTGAAACATCTGCTGCATTTGCGCTGGCTAAGGCCGCCGCTGCACTGTCATTTGATGCAGTAACATTTGAATCAGTTAATACTTTGTTTGCTAGTGCCGCAATAGCAGAGTTAGCAGAGTTTGTTGCACTTCCAGATGCAGCTATTGCTGATGCATTAGCCTCACTTGCCTTTGTAGTTGCTGTTGACGCTGCCGTTTCTGCATTGTTTTCTGATGTAAGTGCGGCGGCGGCACTAGCAGCTGAATCAATTGCATATGCTGCTGCTGATCCATCCCCTGAAATTGACATCCATAGATTTGAATCAAAAACGCTTGATGAGGTATGTGCTGAAACACATAAATAGGCAAACCCTGTATTTGTTACGCAGTCTCCGACTGAATAGGATGTAGCTGCATTCCATATTCCTCTAGGATTTCCACCAGCAGAAATTAAGGCTCTCGTCTGTTCTGATAGCGCATAAGGCTCAATAATGAAGTCTTTTGGCTTTCCATCATCTCTCTGCAATAACTTAAGATTAGTATTAATTGCATTGATTGAAGATGATGCGTTAGCTAACTCTGTGTCTATTGCCACAGTTCTAACTGTTGACCGCCCTGCTACTGAATTAGTCTCTTCTGTTGCAAAACTTACTGCTGGTGTGTAATTAGGTGCTTGTGACATACGGTAACTCCTGTTGTTTACCGTATGCTAGTAGATGAGCTAAAAACCCATGCGATTAATATTTGCTTTGAATAACCTCGGCTTTATCCAGTATCTCTTGCAGCTTGCGATCATACTCTCGTTGGCTAACTGCTTTTTTATCGAGCATTCTAGCGAGCTGTCTTGCTTCAGCTTTTAGACTTGATAATTCCTTTCCATCCTTACCTTGCGCAATATCAGCAGATAACTCTAAATCAATCGGCCTTGCCTTAATTCCAATAGTATTTAGTGACGCATATTTAGGCTGCACTGGCAGGCCATCTTTACCATATCCGGTATAGTCCTTAAATGGCGTTTCAATAGTAGTATCTGCCATTTGTGCGCTCGCTTCTGCTAACCTGTCCACATGGTAGCCAGTTGGTGCAATTGCTGGACTAAGTTGTTTTAATAGCCACTCAGTACGTTTTTTAGCTTTCTCAGTTCCAGTATCATTAATGTCTGTCACTTCTTTACCAGTGAAGGTGTCTTTATTCCAAAGCATTGCTGCAATAGTTGTTAGTACTGGATTGCTAGGCATAATTGGTGCAGGTAATGTAACGCCATCAGATTGATTGGTTAAATCAAACACGTCTCCACCAGGTATCATGCGTGAAATATCCATATAGATAGGCAAGCCAGTTTTTTCATCAGTACCTAACCGGATAGATTTTTCAGTACCTAATGCAGATTTACCTTGCATCCACGGCGGTAGATTCTTACGCTCTTCTGCTTCCAGCTCTTTGCCTTTAGCAAGTTTATCTTGCAGATCATCATCGTCATCACCAGCAACTAACCCATAGGCCAACGCGTTCAATCCTGCAACAGTCAAAGCTGGTGCAGCAAACCGCCAAGGGTAGTTAAATGCAGTATGCGCTAAAGCTGGAATAGCTTTGTAGGTATAAGCAAAGAATGGGATTGCAGCATCACGCAAAGCACGAGCACCTTTTGGCAAGTCATCATAGTTAAATATATACTTAGTTGCATAATCAACTGCATCATCTGGACTTAAGCCATTGCTACGAGCATCCTTATAAATTAAGTATTTGAAAAAATCATCTTCAAATCTGTAGGCGCTGCTCATTGGTTTTGTTAACCCAAAGGTTAATATGTTGTAAGTCATCTTTGCAGACTTGTTAATTTTAGAATCTTGGCTGTTCATCAATGCTTTAATATCATCTGGCATATCTGCAATCAACTCAGCGCGAGTTATATCACCAGTCATTAAGCCAACATCTTTAGCCTCATCTAGTAGCGCAGATCCTTTAACAAAGTCTCGCAATGCACCTACATATTTATGACTATCCCAATAACTCACTCCTGCAAAGTGCGCCATTGTTAAGTTTGATACCACGTTATTCATATGTGATACTGGGTTTAACACGGTCTTGCCCATCTTCCAAAAGCTCAATGCTTTACGGTAGAACTTAAGTAGCTCACCCGATTCTTCAAACTGTGTAATATGCTGCAAAATATCATCTCGCACATATAGGCCTGCAAGGTTTCCGTATTTCTTTACGCCGCCAGTTTCAGCTATCTCGGTATCAGGTATTTTAGAATAGCCTTCGCTTGGTCTTGAGCGTGTCCACTCTTGGTTTTTAGCAATCCCATCAAACATACGGCCTAAAGCAATATCGTTTTGCATGGCGGTATAGCCCATCACAAAGCGAAACAATGCATCACGATTCTCACCCATGCTCTCACGTTCTGCTGGGGTGAAGTCGCGCCATACCATTACCTTTTCAGTATCGCGTATTTTATTGGTATCAATTAATTCAAGTTTTCCTTGGCGGTTTTTCTTCCAAAGATTATCGCGCACTTCCCATCCCAATGATTCCCATTGCGCCAATTCATTTACATTGATTTCTTCATATAGGCCACGGCCTTTTAATGAACCTCCACCCATGCCACGAACAGGCAACGCAGTGCGTAATAGTTTCTTGGCTAATGTATCTAATGCAGGGTCTTGTTCACGGTTATAAAATCTAGGTAAATACTTTCCACGCCAGCGCTCGGCTGAATCTTTGCTTAACATTCCGAGCTTAACAAGCTCATCTGTTTGCGTGTCCATTGTCTGCTGCATGCCAGATGCAATCCGTAATATTTGGTCTGGTGGCGTAACGCCAGATTTAACCATGCTCTCTACAACATCAGATACTAATGCTCTATCAGCTCCGCTCATCGGTGACATTACTTTAGCAACATCATGCGCAGCTTCCATAGCTTTAGCCATATCTGCCTTAAAGTGTCTGATTAGCTTGCGTAGTTCAGGAGTTGCCATACCAAAACTAGCCTTGTCAGCAATGTTCTGTGTAACTTGGCTGATAACGTCATAAGCTTTACCAGTGGCAGTTAATTGAATGCGGCCTAGTTCATCTCGACGGAATAGCCAGTTATCTTTTGATTTAGCATTATCTTCTGAATTAATTATTTTTGAATTGCTAAACGCCAATCCCTCACTGGGTTCGGTAATACTTCTTCCGCTTTCTTTCAGAAACTCTTGAGCCTCGCGCAATAAGATAGATATTTTTACATCAGTAATATCTTCTTTAGTGAAGCCAATTTCTTTTAAGAATTTACGGATAGCATCCATCACACGCTTAACAATATCGTTTTGCATGTTACGTTCAGCCATCACCGCGATCATTTCTTTAGCGCGTCTGAAATCGCCGATATTAGGTTGCGTTTCATCGACATGTTTAGCTACATCTAAGATAGTTTTATTACCGTCTTTTTCAGCCTTCAGCACGCGATTAGCAAGCCTGCCGATTAAGTCTTTACCGAGCATGTTTTCCATACCGTAATGACCAATTAACTCATGCCTTGCAATCTCAATTGCACGCTTTTCAGTAGGGATATTATTGGCAATTAAAGCTACTCGGTTAGTCTTTCCATCAAAGAAACCTTCTATACCATTTGCGCCTTCACTCTTAGCTTGAACCTGAATGTAAATAGGTGCATCAGCCATTGATTGATAAACATCTACCTCTTGATTGTAAATGTCGTTAGCAATGGCTTTTTTTATAGAATCTACAGTTAGTCCGCTAGTTTTTTTAGAATTGCTAAATAGCGCAATGCCTGTATCTGTTTCTTTAGTCTTTATTTCTCCTAAAAACTTATCAAATTCTGCATTGATAGCCTTGCGTTCATCACCTCTAGGGAATGGGAACTTGAATCCCCATGGAGTTTCAATAGCAGAGTTCTCTCTGCCATAGTTCATAAATGGACTTTTCCCACCCGCATCTTTAATCTTATCTTCTACATAACCTTGAAAGGCGCGTGCTGCTAATTCGTGCGGAGTTGTCCAGTAGTCAGTGCCTCGCCCTTGATCGAGTTCTTTAGCGTTTAATACAAAGTCAGTCGGGACTTGTTTAACCTTTTCATCGCCTTGCTGTGCCTGTGCTAATAATTGCAATCTACCGCTATAGCGTGACATTGACTTTCTAATTTGGTCTAGCCATCCATTGTTATTAGTTGCATCAAATCCAGCCCTACCGCGCACATCTTTATAAATGGCGCTGAGTTTTTCTAATGAATCATTGGTTGCCCTACCTTTTACCATTCCAAAGCGTTTAACAGGAGCGTCTGGATTAGTCACTCGAAAAGCTGTTTCTAAGTTTTGCCCATCAAGTAACTGCTTGGCAATCGTATCAAACTCAATCAATTGCTCGGCTGATGCTGGAGCGTTTTTACGCTTGTACCATTTAGGGTCTTTTTGTTGTGATAGCTCCTCACGAAATCTATCAAGCTCTTTTGCCAAATCCTCTTTTGCTCGACCTACAAAATTATCTGCTTGTTTACTGTCCTCAACATAGGTGGTGGCTTTGCGAATCATGGTATTCATTAATGCGTCATAGGCTGCTTTTAATTCAGGTCTTACTTTAGACTTCCAACTAAAACCACTGCTTACCATATCATTTCCTGCAACTGAATGAGCCTTTAATGATCGCGTTCCATCCTTATCAATTACCCATTCCATTGAAGCCTTGCCATCTTGACGACCAAAGTAATGATCTAATGCGTGAAACCACTCATGAGCTAATGAGCCAGCACCATTCATTTTAGTGAGATTGATTACGGATTTATCACGTTCATAGTGAGCTTTAGCTGAAGATAGACCTTGACCTCTAGCGCCAAAAGCAAGTGCTAAATCACCATTTAATGCCAATGCTTTAGGAGGTAAATTTAATATTTCTGCCAAATCAAGAAGCCCATCATAGGCAGCATTCATTACTTGTTGACGCTCTATCTGGTTATTCCATTTTCCAAATTCAACGCCTCTAAAGCCAAAGACTGTTTCAAAGTCTGTGCTTTTAACGTCACCTTCTCTACGCGCTGCACCAATACGGTTCACATCGTCTGGTGTAGGTAAATCAGCCTCGCCAAACGTTGTATTTGTTTCAAGAATTGATTTCGCATTGTCAGTCATGTAAGTTAAGGCTTCAATACGGTTAGCAAATACCTTATCTACAACTTTAACACGCTTGCGCTCTGTTACACTGCGCCATATTTCATAGCCATTAGTTCCATCTTCAAGCTCTGCTGTTGCATAAGCTCTATGTTTCAATCCTACAACTAATGCAGGTAAAGCCGCTTCCGCATCTTCTTTTGTTGCAAAGTCTTTGCCAACTTGTCTTGGCATACCTAATCTATTTTTATCGCGTGAATCAGTGATTACCCAAGTGCCTTTTTCATCCTCATTCATAGAGGCTACAATCTCGTTAATCTTATAACGCTTCGCCCATGTAGGTGCATCTGGATTACTGTCAGTACGTTTTTTACCAGTTGATACTGCTGATCCTGCGGTATCTTTACGAGCGCCCCCTATTTTCTCTCCCAAGTCTTGTATATTGCTTTCTACCTTTTTTGGCTGTGAGAATAAATCCTGAGCTCCTGCTGCTGCCGCTTGGTCTGCTTCGCTATTAGAACCAGTTAAATTGAACGTGTCTTGATTGTCATTTCCTGAGTTTCTTTTAGCATCTTTGGCACGCTCTGCATCTGCAATAGCTTGCTTCGCTGCTGTATTGTCTCCAAGCAAATCGGGGTTATTCTTAGGCTGTTCAATTCTTTTAGTAACTTCAGTGTTGCTAACATTGTCACCTTCACTTAATTTATCTTGAGCCTCAAAAACAATATCATCTAAGGCCTGGGCTTGCGCATCGGTTAAGCTTTCATCATCCTGAATATCGCGTGCAATGACTTGTAACTCTTTTGCGCTAGTGGCGTTAGCTATGATTCGCTTATATCCATCAAGCGCATTAGCCTTCTCAGTGCGCACAACCTTAGCTTGTGGTTTTGCTAGTTCATGTAATTTGCTAAATTGCTCTGATAGTAGCGGATCATTTTTAAACAATATCGCTGCATTTTTGAATTTATTTGGATTAACGCTCTCGCCATTCATGAAATCTTTAGCGAGTTGCAATGCGGTATCAAATGGCTTTGACTTACCTATTTGGTTGGCTGCGGCACGTCTTTTAACTATCTGCGTGATAACATCACGCGCACCGTTTACTTCTGACCGAGCGACTTCATCGGTCTGCGCTTGGCTGATTCCTCCGCTTTGCGATCCTGTTTCATTTCTAGTGCCGCCTCTAGCATCGCTTGTCTCGCTTTTGGCGATAAACTGTATAGCCTCTGTAATAGAGTTTCTTTCGTAGCTCCCTGCGATTTGGAGTTGCTCATTGATTTCATCCTCATTAAATAGCTCGTCAATTGCTTGAATATCTGACTGAGCATCAGCGCCAGCATCTTGATAAAATTTATTCTGTTTAATTTCTTGTTCAACATCGTAATGTAAAACACGCTCACCGTTGCGGATTTTGTCAGCAAGATAATCATACGCTTCTGTAGAATCAAAAGCTTCATCATTCATTCCGTTTGTTTCTAAGCGCATTTCAGGTGGTAGAAATGCGTCAAGCTCACCACCTTCAATCAATCCCTTAAGTGAAGCTTTAGATTTATTAGTGAATACTTGGTTGTAGCCACCAGGTGCAAAGCTTTTATCCTGACCTGTTACATCAAGCTTTTCAGATAACTTAACACCGCCTATGCCCTTCAATGTTGCAAGTAAAGTGCCTGATTTCTTCTTTGGTTTAATTGTACTTACTGCATTACTCCGTGTACTGGCAATGTCAGTAGGTAAACTGTTCGTGTCGCTTGGTGAAGATGAATCGGCATTGATTCCACTTGATGCAGGCTCAGCAGGTAAATCTGCCACGCTTCCGCTTCCGTTATTAGATTCAAGTGGCAAGCTGTCTGCAACCAATGCGGCAGGATTTCTGGATTGTTCATTTTCAAACTCTGCAAGTAAGTTATTAGTTGGAGTAGTTTGCTGCGCGTCATATTCAGCTTGTTTTTGTGCAGCTAAAGCGTCATCTGATGACGATGTATCTTCCGTGCCATTACTAATGGTTAAACGTTGCTTAGTAAGCTCATTGGCTTTATTGATTGCATCTAGTACGCTAGTGGTATCAACCTGTGGCGCTGGTGAAGCTTCTGGTACTGATTGCGGCAACGGTGCTGTTTGCGGTGTTGGCTGTATTGAACTTAATGCTTTTCCTCCTGCCGCCATTGCGCCTGACTGCAATAATGTAGCAAGCGCAGTATCTTTTACTTGCTGACCATATTCATTTAATCCAGCCTCTTGATTAGTACCAATGCCAGGCGCTTTATCCACTAAGAACTGGCCTGTTGTTGTTAATTCTTCACCGGGTAATTCTTTTAATGCACTTCCGATCATGGCAGAACCTAAACCAGCTACGCCATTACCTTTAACTGCGGCATGTAATGCATCTGCTAATTGACCAGTTCCACCAACTTTCTCACCGACGACTTCAAGTGCTGCTTGCGGAATTGCGCGTAATGCTGCGCCAGCAGGATTTAAACCAGATTCTCTACCTTGTCCATATTCCTGCGCGCCAGAAGTAGCAAACATTGCAGGGAAAGTTAATCCTGGTGCAATTGCACCAGCGACTAATGATGGAGCAGTTGTAATAAATGAGCCAATGGCGTTTGATGCAGCTTGCGGTAAATCTTGAACAATGGATTCTCTCGCAAAACCTTCAATTGGCTTACCGCGTAATACCGCCCCATTTTCAATGCTTCGTGCGTAGTCTTGCTGTGATTTTGCAGTGTTTGATAAAGAATCTGAGTTAAGCACATCAGCCAGAATTTTTAATGCGCCAGCCTCGATTCTGCCAATACCTGCATAGCCTTTTCTAGCACCAACTTCTGCAATCCCACTCAGACCATCTACAATCTTTGACCCTGCTTGAAGGTTATTAGGCTGCGCATTTTCCTGTAGCACTTTAGATAATGGAATGTCGTTAAACCCTGTATTAGCAGTTTGTTGAGTACCATCCATTCCTTTAACGACTGAAACATCATTGCTAAATAAACTATTTGCTACATCATAAACTTTGTCTTTAAATGATTTAGGCGGCTTGTAGCTTGATTCAAAGTCATTGATAAGTGAATTGTTTTTAGGTTTAGAATACTCTGCCTCAAAATCATCTAATAGCGCCATTATTTAACAATGCCTTTCTTACGAGCATACTCAGTTAATGCCTTTTGTTTAACCGGATCATTGGCATACTTTTTATAAGCATCTAAATACTCTTGATATGCAGGGTTTGATTTAGCCTTCGTTGGTGCAGTTGGCTCTTGATTAACATTTCCAGCGCGAAAGAAATCATTTTCATTAATGTTGTATTGCTTCAGCCATGACTTTTGAAAATCAGCAAATGCAGGTGCGCCTTTGCGTGTTCCTGTCATGCTATTGATTGGATATTGGGCATTAAAATCTGCGCGCATATCATCGCGTAATTGCGCAAAGTCTTTTAATTGAGCATTGGATCCATCGCCCTTACCTTCTTTAATATTCTTACTCCGCACGCCAGCAAGATTAGCCTGAGCATTATTTTCATTGGCTCCAGCATTTGCTTGGTTTGCTTGCGCTTTATTCTCCTGAACACCACTTAAGCCAAGTTCATTAAGCGATTGGTCTCCTGTTAGCAAGTCAAAAGTTCCTGTGCCACCCATGTTATCAAAGCGAGTTTTACCCTGTGAAAGTAATAGAGCATTTTGTGCATCAGGGGAATTTTTACCATTAGTTAGGCCATGAACTAAAGCGGCCTTCATCATTTCAAGCGGATTAACGTTGCCCTCCATTGCAGCTGTGCGCTGTCCAATGACTGCGGCCTGCTCTGGTGTTGCATTAACTAAATCTTTGGTGATGTTATTGCGCTGCTCACCTTGCAATGCTTTTGGCAGATTAGATAGATTCTTATCCCCTAAAGCTAGCATTTGTTTTAATCCAGAAAACTTCTGTTGCAACTCAGGAAACTTACTCACATATTCAGGTGCAGGCATATATGAGCCGGGTGCCATAGCTGGCCCTTGTTGCTCTCTTGGTTTGTATTCACCTTTTAGGTATGCATTAAAATCATTAGCTACATTATCGCCATTAATACCGTTCTGCATGCCAGCAACTAAACTTTTAGCAAGGCCACCATCGCTGCGAGCCTCAGTTTCTTGTCGAGTTTGCTCTGCTTCAGCCATGCTTTTATCGGCAGAGGCTTTGTAAGAATTAATGCGATAACCTTCTTCCATGCCTTTTTGTTTAGCAGACCCATCAAATGCGCCAGCAAGCATCTTGCCTAATGACATTCCAAGATTAGTGTTGTTTTGCATATTATTTACCAGCCGCATTTAGTATTACTGGTTTATTTAATATATTTCCAACGGAGCCTGACAAACCAGTAAGCAACCCACCTGCCAATGATCCATTATTCCTAACGCCGCTCAAGTCGGTTCTAGCTGCATTATTAGTGCGCTGCATGCTTCCATTAATCAAACCAACATCACTAGCAAGCTGACCACCTTTAAGAGATTCATCGCCATACATAAGACCAGTGGCATTATTTCTCGCCATAAGCCTTGCACGTTTTAAAATATCATCTGTTGCACTAGCTGTAGCAGACGCTTTACTTCTAACGTAATCATTGGAAAGATTGCCTTCTGCGCCTTGATTAACTTCACCCTCTTTACCGCCATTTGCACTAAGAAGAGCATCAGAAAGACTTGATTCATTCTTAATCGCAGCTTGCTCATAGCGCTGATCGCGCGTTGCAGGGTCGAAAGTATCTGCTGCAAACTTATTGATCGTGTCAGCTTTTTTTGTGTTTAAGCGTGAAGTTTCCTCTGCTGCCTGATTGATAATGCTTTGTTGCTTTTCTGCTGCATTATCAGCTGCGTTCATCTGCATTAATTGACCTCCAGCCGCCATTGCAAGCCCTGCAATTTCCACCCCTGTACACATAATTTTCCCCTATGCCGTTCCTATTTTCCCGCCATAATTACTTACAGCAGGGCTACCATATTTTTTTACTTGTAGATTAGTATCGGTGCTGATCGGAGTATTCAAGCCTTGGTTATATTGCGCCTTCTCTTGATTGCTTCTTAGCACATCAAAGAACCCTGATAGGGTTGCGTTATTGGCCTCATCTTGAGCTTGTCTTGAGTTGTTTGCCATGCCTTGATAGGCTTGCGCCATTGCATCGCCATCACTTAACCCTGCATGAATGCTATTAATCAAATTAACACGTGTTTTCTCATCATTACTACGCGCATTATTTGATTTTTCCAATCCTAGATTTGATGCTTTTAATATGCCTTGTTGATGCGTATCTAGCACATCTTTATTAGCATCAATATCACGACTTCCTCCACTTAGGCCTGAGCGTGCCAACATGAAATTAAGTTCACGTTCAGTAATTGCACGTTCTTTATCTAAGTCAGTTAATGCTGTATTGGTAGCATCTGTACCTATTTTTGAATAAAGGCTTTCTCTTGCTTGAGCTGCACCTTTTAGCTTATCCGCTTTTGCTTGAGCTGCTGCTACGGCTGCGTTATATGCTGAATCATTAAATACTGATTTGGTTTGTGGCTGCTGATTCATAGAGCCCATACCCATACCGCCAAATGCGTTAAACCCACCCATTCCATAATAACCATTGTTATTATTTTGAATAGGCACTTTAGTAACAAACGCATTTCTATCTACAGGATCAGGCGTGGCTTCTGCCATTCCAAAAACTTGATTAAGCTTATTGATTGCAGCCGCAATGCGTGAATCTTCAGCCGCTTTACGCGCAGCTGCACCACCATCACCGCCACCTCCACCACCTTTATGTAAAGTTCTTGGGCGCTTTGTATCTCCGCTAGGCGGTGTAAAAAATATGGGTTCGTGTTGATTATTTTTCATGGTTTACATCCTTTAAAAACCATTTTCCTACGCTTTTATATCCAAGAGATTCATAAAGCTTTACTACTTTTAAATCCCCCGTTCCTATTCCCGGTCTAATTTGTGTTGCACCCATTCCAATGCACCATTCCTCAAACCGCTTAATCATTCTTACAGCAATCATTCCATTTCTGTGCTCAGGGTAAACATACAACGTATGGTCAATTCCCATGCTATCTGTTGTGTACCAAGGCACATAAACATCGCCCATCATCACACCTATAACTTCATCATTTTTCTCTGCAACAACAAGAAATCCATTGCTCATCATTAGCCTACAAGTCGCAGCTACGCGCTCTGGTGAATAGGTCACATGCTTATAAGTGCTTTCATCATGCAGTCTCTTACCCATTTCAACTAACTTTGGAATATCCTCTTCAACTGCATTGCGAATCATTATAGATTTCCCAAATTATCGAAATAATACGTAAGCTGATGTAGCTCAAAATCCTGATCGTCATAATTGCGCAATACTGGCGCTAAGCTTGTAACTAACAATTCAACTGGATATAAATAACCCGGGCGAGTGTCACCTGTAATTGTTACCGCAGGATTAGTCACAAGCGCTGTATCTCTTGGGTCAAATCTATGAGAAATTTCGCATGATCCTGTTACTACTGAATCCATCGCATAAATATGCTTAAGTACACCAGGTGCTTTAAAGTCTAGGTAAGCAAGCTCAATATCGACTGAATAATTTGTACCGTCATCTGTTTTAACGGATCTGTCTAACTTATAAACATTGTCACCTGATCGCATATATAACTCAGCATTGAGCTCATCCATATAATCAATGCTGTATGGGAATTCGTACAAGCTCCATGCAGATACGCCTGATGTTCGGCTGAATGTATAAACCATTGCCTTATTGCCTGAATAAAGCCAGTATTGACCGCCACCTCTGTAATATTGAGATTTGGCATTGGCTAATACAATAAAATCACCATATAACAAATCTCTATCTATTGGCGAGCCAACATCTGCATCAATAAGATTAGTTGTTACATCTTGCCTTGTGATAGTTCTTACACCAGCAGGACTTAAGAAGAATACATCGCCACTCATATTTGAATGTGAGTAAGGCAAAATTGAGCCAACATCAACCGCTTGCAAGAATGAATGCTTTGCTGGGTCAACATCAACCTGCCAGACTTGAGAGCTATCTGCAAAAAACACGACTAGGCGGTTTGTATAAAATCCTAAAGCGGTGGCCTGATTAGCCCCTGACTGCTGCAATCCAACTGGCAAGAATCCAGCATCATTTGCAGTTGTCCAATCTCTAGGCGCATTGGTCTTGCAGAATCTAACGGTGTCGCCATTAGTTCCAATAGCCCATATTTTGCTTGATATTTTTATAACCTGTTTAGTATGTGGGCAGTTTGCATCTGTAATATGTGTTGCACCAGGTGCAGCGCCATCAAGATAATGGTGCTTAATCTCACCTGTTGTATATTCAATCGCTGAATACATGAACCCGTTAAACACATCTCCGTAATGTACCTTTGATATTGCTAATGCTGGAGTTGTTGGGCTTCGTGTATTGTGTGACTGAAATAATGCGTTTGCATGAGTAATAGTTCCAGTGCCACCATAGAATGTATTTAGTTTTCCATTACCTGCAAATAGGCCTGTTGTTCCTGCCTCAAGCGTTGCTATTTTTGTTAATCCGGGACGCTTTCTAATAGTGCGGCCTTCTGTAGTATAGGCGTTCTTTAATACCCTTAATCGGTTAGCGTCTGATGTACTTGCACCCTTTCTTAGGTCAAGACCAAAATCAAACCTATCAAACGATATGGTCTTTGCCATGCTACACGTCCTGATCCGATGTTACAGAATCATACGGACTTCTAACTCTACCCTTGCCCCATACAGAGCGTGATCTGTGTTTTGATTTAAGCTTGTTAAGCAGCGCATCTAATTGGCTTGCATAAGTTTGAGCGTCAGGCTGCCTATAATGAGCCTTAGCATTTGAAAGCGCATGTAGATAGATAATCTGACTTGGCAGGCTAGTTCTATCACTATTCACACTTAGTGGGCTGAGTGTTTTTATGTACTCAAAGCGCAGCGTGTACTCATTGCTTGTTGGAACCGGAAATAATTCTATCTGGTCTCTGCGTTCATAAAATGCAGGAACTCCACCAGCTGAGCCGCCTCTGACGGTTGCATCAATACCCTCTTTTAAAGGAATATACTGGCCTCCCCATACAACAAATATGCCAGTAATTCTCTCTATATTGCAATCAGTAGGGTAATCATAATACTGCTGATCTGCGCCAGTAGTTCTTTCATATACTGACTTAAGTTCAGCCCAATCAAATTGCTCATATAACTGGTCTTGCGCTGAGCGAATCATAGAATCAATCAATGATGAATTCACGATGCCAGACTGTCCAGCCATGCCGAAGCCTAGCCGGATTTGAATGTCTGAGCGAATCTCGCCTAACGTCTTTTTAAGCGGTAAAGACATACTAGCCTTTAGCTTCTGCAATTGCAGCTTGTAGCTTTGCAATACCCCAAGTTTTCTTGGCCTCGATACCAAGGCTTAAAGCTTCTTCAAGTAAAGCGGCTTTTTCATCTGAGCTGCCAACGGCTTCAAATGATTCTTCAAAATCTTTTAATGTACCAAGCGCTTGACGCACTGGATCAGATACTTCTTGATTACCTTTGTAATATTGCTGCAAACGAGCATACTCATCTTCTGTTTCAAAGGTTGCTTCTTTTAAAGGTGGCTCTGCATCAGTTTCACGAATATCATCACCATGCAAAACCTTGAGAATCTCAATTTCATGAGGCAATACGGTGACAGGTGTTTTCTCATTCTCTGAGCGGCAAACAAGAACAACTTGATAAGGAATTGTAACTTTCATTATTTTTACTCCAAAAAATGGTGAGAGGTTTCCCCCTCACCTATCTAACTACTAAGCAATAGATAGAACAGCGTTACTATTGCGCTTGCCAATGCCAAGACCAAATTTAGAGGTCATAGCAAAGTGATACGTATATTGGTCAATAGGACGACCTGGGTAACGCATTTTCATGAAGTCATCTTTAGCACGGCGTAATTCAACACCACCAGCACCAAGGTTTAACATGTAGCAACGTTTAGCCCATGGGATTGTTGGCGCAGACAAACCGAAGTTAGTATCGAAATCAGGAATGTAAGTTAATGGAATGCCATCGAACTTGATTGTGTCCGTTGCCATATCAATATTTAACTTAGAGCCTGAGCCGTATGTGATTTGAGTTTGGTTAGAAGCCAAAATCGCATTACGCAAAGCATCGTAGAAATCAGCACCCACAAAGATATGTGTGAAGCGACCTTTAACACGTTGAATATTGCGTTTTGCAGTTTCTAAAGCTCCCAACAATACAGCTTGCGTAGTGCCCAAACCAGTTGATGCATGGTTGCGCCAGTAAGCATTGGCAGCAACAGAAACATCAATGCCACCAATCGTGCCTACTGTTGGTGTAGTTGATACCAAAGCATCAATACCCGGACGCGCATCAGTTGCTTGAGTGCCATCTAACCATAATGCTGAATGATGGAAATCTTTAGCGCCTTCTTCCAATGCCATGAAGTTTGATTCAAGCATGTTAGTTAATTGAACAACTTCACCTTTGGTTGCAGTTGAGCGACCAACATCATCATTGATTGCAATACCAGCGCGGAATAACTCATCCTCATTCAGCACAAAACCATCATGGAAATTAGACCAGTTAAACTTAGCCTGTTCATTAGGTGAGCGTGAGTTATAAGTAACCTTGCTGTTGCCTGACCAATATTGACCGTTAGCATCGTTGCCTTTGTAAACGTTCAATGTAAAACCATCAACGCCACCAATTAAATCTTTAGCCTTTGGTAACAAAGCATCAAGCAATGGACGTTCAACGTTAATCTGGTCAATAGGTTTGTTTTTGCCATAATGGGTAATGGCGACCTTGCCAATCTTGGCAATCTCGGTAGCATTTAAAGCCATAATAATTCTCCTAAGTGTTTAATAAAATTTCTATTTCAACGGTTAGGCGAATCCCATTACAGCCTGAATGCAGTTGATGAATCTGCTTACAATCATTTGCAACAGGGTTAATCATCAAACCCCATCGCCTGCAATACAGCTTCCTGCGTATTTGTAGGAGCTGGCTTGCCAGACATATGACCATTACCTCTTAAAGGCTGCGTGGTTGATGCCTGTCTTACATTTGTAGCTAAGGCTTTTTTCAGTGCCTTATATTGAATATCAATCGTTGATGCCCATAAATGAGGTGGATATGTTCTTCCTATCTCAGTCATAAGCGGTTGTAAATGTGGCAATACCGCCTGATAATCAGGATCAGTGCTTTGCCAATTACTTTGCAAACTGGTGACTTCACTCACAGCAGAATCTATTGATTGCTGTCTTTGCGCTTCTGTTTGTACTGCCTGATTACGCGCTTGAGCATCACGTCCGGCTCTTTCTTGAACAGATCGCGCTCTTGCTACCTCAATGGCAGTATCTTCATCTAACTCTAAATCACTTACTTTTTGCTTTAGTTCTGGGTAAGCATCCAATGCACTAGCGCTTACTTGAATGCGTTTTCCATGCATTAACTCAAACTGTTTTATTTGAGCTTCTAATACGCCCTTGAACTGTTCAGCGTTACCTGAATAAAGTAAATTACGGTATGCAGCGAACTCAACCAGATCGTTTGCTGCATTTTCATCATTAAAGCCAAGCTGTTTCAGTGATTCAAATGAGCCTTTAAAACGCTCATTCTCTTGAGCCAATGCATCAGCCCTAGTTTTTTCAGCCTTATAACCTTCGGTAATCTTTTGGAATCGCTCATTAGTTGCAGGATTTTTACTCTCTAATGGCTTTAGGTCGTCATCAGTAATGCCTGGTTGCTTTTCATCTTTAGCCTCCGGCGCAGCCTCTTCTTTCTTTACAGGCTCTTCTTTTGATGAGTCATTGCCTTCTTCATTGGCACTGTCATCAGTTGCATATTCTTCAGACGCTCCATTATCTGAACTTATCTCATCCCATACCTCATCACCTAACGATGGCGGCTCTTCTATGTCGGATGTGTCAGTAGTAGATTGATCTGTTGCAGTTTCATCAACTGCGCCTCCTCCATCATCAACAGCAAACAGAGTAAGAAAATTGATTAAAGCAAATATCCAGCTAAATTTCATTTGGTCGGCACCTTAGTTATCACGTGCTGACAATCTACTATGCTGAATAAAAATCCATGCGATACGCGAACTACATCATTTGAAACATGAGCATAAGAATTGATTCATCTTCTTCATCCTGTAAGCGCTTAGCCTCTAACTCTGCCGCTTCTTTTTCCTTGCGTTCTTGCTCTTGTTTTTCTTTGAGTTTTTTATTATCGCTATCAGCCTTGCTCTTTTCTGAAATATCTGTGAGTAGCTTGCTTGTTCTTAGGTGAGCATTCTCAATTGCACTAACAAACTCATTTGAATATGGCGTATGTTTATATGTAATGCCATTAGCTGTTTTTACAGATTTCTTTTTCTTTGATTTTGGTAACTCTGCTAATGAATCATCTACATACTGCGTTGATTCAATGCTTCTTTTAATTAGGTTAAAACTTTTTTTTACAAAAGAGTGAGATACTTTTGCGCTTGTTTTTATATCTTCAGGCGGTGCTTCCGCACTGCTGTCAAAGAACCCAAAAAAGAAAAACGGAATCATTGCTCGGCGACTATTTCATAATCCGCATTGGCAGTTGTGTTCTCTTCAAAGTCAACCGTGATAGTCACACCTTCACTATTCACAAAGCTATGGCAATGCACAATCTTATTGACAGAACCATCAATCTCAAAAACTTCATTTGTCGCTAATCTTTTAATCTGCATCTTAATACCCCTTAATCAAAACATAGCCAGAAACAACGGTCACGCCTACGGTTGAAACTCGCGCACGTAAGAAGCCACAGCGGATATTGTTCACAGATAACTTCACGGTTGAGCTTGCAACACCTGTCAATGGTGCGCCTAATGCATACCAGTTGATATTATCGTCTGAACCTTCAAGCTGTAATGCTGGTGGCGTTGATGCTGTGCCTAAGTTAATCACCAAATCGGCATTGTTCGTGCCTTGTATGTTTAAGGCTGTAGTGGTTGCATTAAGCGTTGTGAGTGATACGGCTCTATCAAATAACTGGCAATACTGGTCTGTTGTACATTGACGTTGCAAACGGTTGATGGCGCGAGTAAACGATGGTGTTGTCCCTGCTACTGTCTGCACATAACGAACTCTATTGCCACGCAGTCTCAATGGTGGTGAGCGATAAATACCAGTTGCGGTAATACGTGGGAACTGAAACACATCAAACCAATTAGTGCCTGAATCGTCTGACTCCTGCACCATGACATCAAGCGTTGGTGTTGTGCCTGAAACTACCGTTACTGGAATGACTACGCTATAAGATAAACCAGCAGTTGGTGTAAGTGCTGCCGTTGTTGTGGTTGTTGTCAATTCCGCACTGGCTACGTCTGCAACTGTTGTAGGTAATGCCAATGTTGCTGCGCCTACTGTTGCGGTCACCGTACCTGATACTGGCTGTGTGCCTGTGACCTGAATCGCTGGCACTGGCTCTGTTGCATACGTGCCTTGTTTGATGCTATATGCTGCTGTGCCAGAAGTGTGTGCTGTTGCACGAACTCTAAACCATTTATAGGCGTTGACTGATACTTCCCACCCATAAATTGGCGTGGCTGCCAATACACCTGTAGCGGTTTCAACCGTATTGGCATTGGTTCTCACGACTTGCACACCGTACCAGTTACCGTCTATGCCGTTGGTTGAGTTATTGCTATATTCAAACGTGGCGTTATGACCAACCAATGAAGTTGCCACCATTGAAATAGTGACGTTACTTGAACGGTCAACATTTAAAAATACTGTTTGAGCGTTGGCAGTAATGTTGCCCTGTGCGTCAGTATATGAGGCTGGTTGCGTTGAAACTTTTAAACGCCCTGCTTCATCCAATTTTAATGCGGTATAGTCGCCATCGTTCGCAGTTGGTACATCGCTGTCCGAACGTAGTCCAAGCATAAATATACCCATGTCACCTGATGTGTGTGGTGAATCTTCTAGGTAGGATGATGTGGTCTCAATTGCTGAGCCAATATAAACAGGTAATGGGTTTAATTCATCTACTACACCAGCACCGACTGACAGAGGCAATCCAGTTGCTGGGGCTGCAATAGGCATTGGATTCGCGCTTGATACATATCCACCATCCGCACCAAGGCCACCAAGCATGAACTTAAACACTGGAACCTTCTCGCCAGTGATTTCATCCATTTTAAATAAGACTTCAACATTGCCAAAGCCGGTGCCTGATGCTGACATTATTCTTCTACCTCTATACTTTCCATAATCCAAGTTCCATCAGCCTGTTTAACGGCTTTGGCGGTCTTTCTTTTGGTTTCAGGCTGTTTAACTTCTTCTGGTTTGTTTGTAACCACTTCAACTAATTGCGCTACCCGCATTGCAATCTGAGCATTGCTTTGAACAACCTGGCTAATTGCATCCGTGTTCACTTGAATTTCTTGCGCCTCTGCATTTGACACCTGCTCTTTGCTTGCAACGTCGCGCTCTTTTAAGTCAATTTCACGATGTTTAACATCCAACTCGCGCAACTTAACATCTTTATCTTGCTTGGCAGATTGATTCTCTTGCACTAATGCTTCGTTCTCTTGTTTAAGTTGTTGCAACTGCGCTTGCATTTCCTGCATAGCCTGCTCAACTTCTGGCGGTATTTGTGGTTGTTGTTGCTGTTGGTCATCAACATCGTTGCCTTCTTCATCGCGCAAACCTAGCAATGATTTAGCATCAAGCTTCTCATCAAAGCGTTTTAGCGTTTCATCTAGCAAGTTGATTGTGACTTCTGACAACTCAGAATTGCCTTGTTGCTTGGCAAGCGTTAATGTTTCAATCGCCTTCTGAATCTCAGGCATGATTTGAATCCACTGGTCACGCTCACGCATCTTGTTAGGTTTAGATGTTGATCCAGCCCGTATGCCAATGTTGACCATTGAAAACAATGTTTTCTTATCTAGCTCAGGCCATATAGCATCTTCACCAAAGCGTTGCTTGATAACTTCAGGCTGTACGTTCTGCAATAGTAATTGCGCCGAATAAATAGCAATATCAGTCAGCCAATCTTCAATTACATCTAGCGCCTCACCTGTGCGGCCTTGTTGACCTGCTGCTGAAATCTCAGCCTCAGTCGCAGTTTTAGCCACACGAATAGCGCCACTAGCAGCATCTTGCGTATTACCTACCTTTTCCATATCAAACAGCACATCAGATGTGTCATACATCTGTGGGTTGTATGGAATCTCAGGCAACCCTACAAGTTGGTTTTGGAATGAAGCTGGATCATCAGCAGAAACACCAATCACATCTGTATTGATATTGCGACCATTGATTTTAGTAATTTCATCATCCGTAATTCCGGCTGACTTATTCACTAGCCTTACTGGGATGTTTTTACGGCGATGTTCTTTCGCATTGGTTCTGCGTGTATTGTATTCGTCTTGCAGTTCAATTAACTGCTCAACCATTGATCGTGGGTATTTCTTACCATCAACACGGCGTAACTGTAGGCCAAAGAATGGATACCACTGCTCACCTAGTGATTCTGGTTGATAAGGCGGTCTAATGTACTGCTTTGCACCTTCGCATAGCGTGTAAACGGTTAGGTCTTTTAAGCTCCACACCTCGAAAACAACAATAATCTTGTCATCTTCATCAACGTCTTTTTTATCGTAGGATTCGTCAACATTGGTTTCATCAGTCTGCACATAAGACTTTGAACCTTTTGGCGGTGATTTACCAAACTGAGCCTTGAATGCGCCTACTGTCATCTTAATGCGGTGTGCAATCTCTGTAGATTGAATGAACTCATCAATATCACGGCATGATGCATCCATGACAATCACATCTTCTGGTTGCAAGAAGTCTGCGACCAATCCCTCAGATACTACAATTTCAATCTGTGATTCTAATGCTGTTAGCTGCTGCTGAAGCTCAAACATCTTAGCTTCATATAAATCACACTCTCCACCCTCTTGCTTGGTTTCTTCAATCAGAAGCTTGATGCGTTCTACATTGTCCTGAGTATCATTGATGCGATTACGGATGATAGGATCATCTTTCTTCTCACGCTGATAAACTACTTTCAGGTAGCCAATTGTTGATGTAAGAGCACTACGAACCGCAGTCTTGCCACGTTTCTTTAGCTTTGCATCTTTAACGAGAAATACATTGAGTGAGTTTTCCAATGTCTTAGAAAACTTATTGAGCAGAGGATATTGCTCAGTATTGATACGATCATCAATCTCAACGGTAATCTCTGGCGCTTTGGCATAAATAGCAGGCTGGATGGTTTCAAGCATCGAACCAACAAGGTTTACGCGAACTAAGCCATCGTCACCATCATCATTCACATCACCATCAGCATAATTGCGTGCTTTTTTCCAGCCTTCAGCACGTGTCTTTAATGCGCTATCAAATGATTTAATGCGATCAAGCAATCGCTTGCAATGCTTCTGCTCACGCTCATCAACAGGGCTTGCGCCCTGTTTCTCGTCATCAAAACTATCTAACATTTAGTTGATGTCAGATAAGATAGAAGCTTGCAAGTTACCTGATGTAAATGCAGTCATATTCAAGCGGATAAACTGTTTAAGCGTAACCATATGAATCACGCCGCCACCAACTGCTGTAATAGCTGATGCGCCTGTAGCTGTAGCCCAAGTCGTACCATCTTCTGATGTTTGAATAACTGCTGAACCAACGAATGAGCCTGCTGGTGAAGCATATTGAACTGGCACAATCATGCCAGGTAGAAAGCCTGCTTCTGTGGTGCTAATTGTTGCGCCTGCAACTACTGATGCAAGAACCGCTGTTTGTTTAATTTTCATTTCATAATCTCCTAAAATACGTTTTAATAACGAGTGATAAGAGATTAGCTTATGAATAATTTATCCATGCGATTGATAGTTAACTGCGATATTTAGACTTTTCTTTTTTCTCAGTAGAGTTTTTATATACCCACTCAATAGTTCCAGCTTGAACTGGTTTAGCTCGCTTCTTGCCTATGCGCTGATATGGCCTACTCATACAAGCATAACGCCAGTCATCCGCAGCATGATCTTCCATTTCACTATCTAAATCCTCTGGCTTGTTCTCATCATGCTGCAATAGTGGAATTGTACGGATTGAATCTAAGCAAGTATCAAACACATAGATCATTGGCTCATCATCCTCACCAACAAACCGCTGCCTCATCTGATCCCATCCATTGATGCGTGAATTGTCCGCAGCTCTGAATCTAACACCCTTTTTAATCAATCTCTCAGCAATGCTTGCGCCGCCATCAACTTTCCAGCACGCAGGGTCAGCAACACCATAAGCAATATCATCACCTTTCTCACGCTTAGATATACCTTCAGCTACTTCTTCAGCCGTGAGTTTTAATCCAATATTGGCAGACTTTGCACCATACCATTCACGGTAGCGCACAATTGCATTCTTAGGGATATGCAATCCTCCATCGCTAACCGCCCACCATCCAACACTAAATGGCTTAGCTGAACCCCAGTCGAATGACCTAAAGCGCGTCCAATCTTTAGGTATTGCAAATGGCTTAATCACGTGGTTCTTATTCCAACAATCAAAGAATGCGCCTGCAACCACATTCCAATCACCATCAAGCCAAGCTCTAACTAACTCTGCTGAACCGGATGATTTAAGCAGTGAAACATACTGCTTATTGTCTTTTAGGTATTTATTATCTGAAATCTTAGAAGGAATGAACATGCGAGTAAGGCCATTCTCATCTTCCAATGGGTGATAAGGTGGCATTGCATCAATGAATCTAGCCTTAACCCAAATATGACCTTTACCGCCCGGATTGCCAGAAGCTCTAATTCTCCCGTGAATACCAACAGAGTTACGCAAACAGGCTTTTAGTTTGTTGTAACCGTAATCGGTAGCATGATTTGTTAGCTCATCGAACCCGATCCATGTGTATTGATGGCCTTGATAGTTATCTGCATCTTTATTATTTTCGATATAGCGCATCTTAAGCGTTGCACCAGATGGAAAGTACCAGCAATTTGCAAAAGGATAATCTCCGCTCTTCGTAGATTTATAAACTGCACCATAGCTTGGGTATATTTCCATAGCGCGCATTTGTAGTTCTTCAAGCTCTGGATATGTCTTACGAAAGATAATGCCTCGCCAGTTTGCACCTATGCTTACATCCTGAAGATAGTCACCAAGTAGAAAGTCTGATTTACCACCACCTCGAGCACCACCAAAGAATAGCTCATCAACAAATGTTGCAGTAATCGCGCTACTTTGTGTGCCCGGCTGTGGCGACCAAGCCATGTGCTTTCATCCAATCTTCTTTTGATAATTTAGGGGCTATGTCAACCTCTATTAGTCCTTCATGTTTAACGCTCTGCTTTTCAACTACAAATCCCAGTAACTTTGCTTTTGCCATTGTTGCAGCGGTTGCAGCGCTTGATTGAACTGTTTCAGCGGTTAACGCAGCCTGTCTGTTTTCATCAAGCTCATTAAGTATGTCGTCAAGTGTAGTTTCAGCGCGTTTTTGTGCTTTTAATTGATAGTCTTTTATGGCTTGAGCTATGTCAGGTTTTGTCAGGTTTTCTTGACCAATTGATTTTGCTGTCTTTTCACTATAACCAGCACGAATCGCGGCCTGAGTTGCATTCAAGTCTATTAAATACTCGTCAACAAATCTTTGCTGCTTACCTTTAAGCATCTGCATGCTCCTGATTCGATGTATCAACAACCATATGAATACCCATCACCTTCATAATCTGCACCTTCTTAAACAGATGCACCTTGTTGTGCCCATCAATCCTAACCCTTGAGCACTTAACTAACCCTTTGTTGTACATGTCAACCAATATGGCCTCGCATGTCCTGATAGGTAAATCTGCTCGGTAAGCAATAGCGGCTAATGGCTGCCAAGTGTGTAAAAGTTCTGTTTCAACCTTCTCGTAATTGGTCAAACTCATTGCGTAAGCTCCAAGATAGTTGCACTCTGTGATTTGTTGTAACCGCGCTTAATAGTGATTGGCTCAAATAACTTATCATCAACGCCCAATGCGCGCGCAACGCCATCAATGTTTGGTTTTATTGCAGCAAGTAGGTTATCAAGGTCACGATGGCGCTTATCGTTTTGAATAAAAGTCACCATCATGGCGATTGGCTTTGGTAAAAACTTCTTACCGACTGATGCTTGCCTGGTTAATACAAAACTTGAATTAATAGCGGTTTGTTTTCTTACTTTTGTCGAAGTCCAATGCTTACCATTTTTTCGGTTAGGCATTAACGCCATATCTGGGTAAGGTAACTCTATAATCATTTCAGCAGCCCTTTGTTCATTAGTTTTAACTGCGTTTCAATAACACCTTCGTAGTGCATAAGCTTTAATCCTTCGCGTCTGTATGGTGTTTTAACTCTGCCATCTAATGCATCGTGACAAGATGAGCAGCAGTAAGCGCCGTGAATATCACTCACTTTCTTTCCTACCCCATGACCGAAGCGAACTCCGCTGATATGCGCAAAAATGGTTGTTTCTGTATTTCCATTGCATACACCAGGTATGCGAACTGCGCATGCTTCTCCACGTGCCGATTTGGTAATAGCACTCATAGAAATCCAATCACCTTGCTCATTACCTCATCCAACTCATCACGCCCTGCGTAAGTAATTAAAACCTTCTGCAAAATCACATCAGCTACCGCGCTATACACACGTTCAAATTCTTCATCATCCATACTTGCAAATCTGATTGATTTGGCTTCAAGCTTCATGTTTCCATCAAGGTCAAAGGTTTGATCGTAATAACCGGCCTGAACTAAAACATCTTTGCGAAAGCGCGTGAAGTTCTTGGCTACTGGCTGGCCTTTGTATGATTTATTGATGCGATCAGGCTCCCATGCATCGAATGCAAAGTTAAGCAATGCAAAGAACTTGCGGTGAAACTTGCCGTTACGTGGGAAGATTGCCTCAAAATCGACTATCTCACCGACTTCAAGATTATTAATGCGCTTCCAAAACTTGCGCCATGCTTTGTTATCAGTTTCAGATACACCACCAAGCACGCTGAATAGGTACTGATAAAGAGCCTCTTTATGAGTTTCTGTAAGTTCTACGTCAACGCGCTTGGTGATAGTGAAATCAGACATTTTTAGCTATTTAATTGTTCTAAGGCTTCTGCATCGCTAAATGTTTTGGTGGCTTCAATATCAGGCATATCACCTTTATTAGCTGATGCTCCGTTTAAATTCTGTTTTAGCAGATACCCCTCAAGCGCCCAAATTTTCTGACGCGCATTGTCATAAGCGATGTTCTTACCAATTTCAGCATCAAAGTTTTCAGCACTTACGCAGGCGCTTTCACCTACAACCATAGTTCCGTTTGTTAACTGCATGGCACATACGGTTAGAGTTGTTCCTTCTGGCTGCCAGAACTTCGCGCCATAAATCACTGAATCAATATGGCTAGGTGTTAGGCGCGGTGCATTTAAACCTTTTTCTTTAATTTCTTTTTCGAGTTGTTTTTCATTCATTTTTCAATTCCTCAGTTAATTGTTTATGTTTCATTACTGCTTCTTTTTGCGTGTTGCAGACTGCTTTAAATTTACCGCCTTCAAATAAACCAAACTTCAAATTTCCAAGTTCTTTTTTTCCATTTTTAGTCATTGTCCAGTTGCCGTTTTTTGCATGGTATTGATCTACTTCAACCCAAGCCACTAAGCAGCCTTTTTCTGGTCTAGCTTCGCGTCAATCTTTGCAATCAGTGCAAACTTATCCATCCCCTGCGTTCCGATCTTCAACTCTTTCGCCTTTGCCATAATCCCTGCATCCGTCTTTCTCCATGCGTTAGCAGTTGCAGCTTCTTTGAAATTTCCTTGAGTGACGTTATCGGCGGCTGCTTGCTTTCGCATACCCTCAACCATTCCAAGCACATAGGAAAACTTCTTGATTTTTGCGGTTTGAGCTGCGTGGACAAACTCCTCAAGCGTAGCTCCAGCAGTAAGCATTGCCTGAAGCTTGGGGTGGCTTGGGTTTATGTCCAGGTAGTTAAGATTTTTAAGTTCCATACACACACTGGCGGCAAGAGTTGGCTCTACACTGGTTAATGTTTCTATACTGTGTGTTAGTTCATTGGGTTTATATGGCTCTGGCTCTGGTGAGCTTTCGAGTTGGGTTTCACTTTGGTTATTATTTGAAAACCCACTGGGTTTTTCTTGGGTTTTGTTTTCTGTCTTTTTAGGCCTACCGCCTTTACTTCCATTTAACCTAGCAGATACCATTGCAGGTTGAGCTTCGGTTATTTCTTTCTCAGCCCTTTTCTGCTCATAACCTCTATCAGTTAGCTTGAAGTATTGATTTAGTATGCTGATAACAGCCTTTCGCTCATCTTTGCTCATTGCCCTAGATATGCGGCAACATGCATCAATATCTACTGGTAGTGCTGATTCTGTTGCGTAATAGTGATCTAACAATCTGTCATATGCACCAAATTCAGCAAGAGATAAGTGGCCTGTATCGCGCTGTATATCTCCTACATAGCGCTTATAGAAATTCATACTAAACCCCACTGACTAGCCATTGCATCAGCTACGCCTTGGAATGTTTTGCTACGCTCTTTCCATCTGTTAATGCTTGGTGGCAAATAATGCAATCTCATTCTTTCACTTTCTGGCAATGCCATTGTTTCTGATTTAACATCATTAGTTGCAGCCAGTAACGGCAATCCCTTAAGCCATAAGCAAGTTGCTTTTGTTTCTTTATGTCCAAACATATATGGCTGAATAATTTGATCTGGCTTACGGTATAAGCTGCTCATAATGCAAACAGGATTTTCTATAGCGATCATTGGAATATCTGACTTAGCTAACATCATGAAAAAACTGATTGCCGATTGCTGACGCCCATCTATACGCTTTTGTTTGAAGTGTGCTGCACCAGATACACTTAGGTGCGTGCATGGTGGATGAGCAATCATTAAATCCCAGCAACCATTAATTACATCTCGAATGTCGCCTTGATAATGCTGTCCTGGTGAATCTGTAGGAAGTAAATCGCAACTCATCGCGTCATGCCCCCCCCTAGTGAAAGCATCGCGTACAACACCAGAGTATTCGCAGGCAACTAAAACTCGCATTATTAATTTGTTGAAAACAAATCACTCTGAGAGAGTGGTAGCTGTAAAACGATTGCCGTTATTCCGGTAATAGAGCATTTGCGCTTAATTGGCAATTCAACCAACTCGCCATTTTTTACTAACTCATTAACACGCCCAGCCACACTAGAAGTTTCAATCGAAAGATATTTTGCAATCTCGCGCCTAGTAAATCCGTGCTGTGGATTTTCATTCATAAACGCCATAATCTTGCACGTTTGCGCACCAAACTTACTTTGCAGAGAGTGGTAAACATCAATACTGCTTTGCCTTACTTCTGTTCTCATGATTTACCCTCGTCCAGCACTGTAGGATGGTCATTAATGGCACGGTTAATTAAAGTAGCTTCATCAATCTTGTGATCAACAAAACTTGAAAGGATGCGATTAACTATGTCAGTACGCGATACCATCTTTCCAGATGATTTAGTTTCAGAAATTGCAACTGAATCAACAACAGCCAATACATACTTTGGTGAATTAACTCTAAGCTCTGCAACTTCATCACCTAATCTATTGGTTCGAGAGAATGAAATTTTCTCATTCATGATTCGATCTCCTGACGTTTTTGTTCTTCAAATAAATCTTGTCGAAGAAATAGATTTGGATGCTCAAGTTTTACCTTTGGTGGAATTCCTCGAGTTATCCAGTTATGTACTTTCTGTGCGCCACCTTTTCCCAAGTCATAATTCAATAACTTGGCAACTTTTGTCGCACCGCCTAGATTTTCTATGATTTTTCTGTCGTTCATAGAACAACATTAAACACCATGTTTAATAAAAATGCAAACACTACGTTTAACAAAAATTATTTAATGTTGATAATCTTTAAACATGAATAAAATACATATATCAATGCGAAGAGTTTATGAAGCAGCCTCAAAGCTAAAAGGCGTTGAAGGCCAAACAAACTTAGCAACTCTATTGAATGAATCTCCACAAACTATCAATAATTGGGAATCTAGAGGCATATCTAAGAATGGACTATTAAAAGTTCAGGAATTAGTTGGATGCAATGCGCAATGGGTTCAAACCGGAAGTGGAAGCATGGAATTAAGCTTTGCTGAATCACTGGTTATTGGATATAAAAACAACAATCCTAGCAACACGGAGTTGGGGCCACATATAAGAGGAAATGTACCTATAATTTCTTGGGTTCAGGCAGGGCAATGGCATGAGGCCATGGATTTTGAATCCCTTGACGATATTAAATACTTACCATGCCCAAAGTCACATAGCGATCTTACTTATGCGCTGAGGGTGCGTGGGGATAGTATGACGGCCTCTTATGGCAAGAGCTACCCTGAAAATTGCATTATATTTGTCGATCCAGAGCTGAGAAATCCAACAAGTGGCGATAGAATAATCGCAAAGATAAATGGTGATGCAGAGGTTACTTTTAAAGTTTTCATGCAAGAGGGTGAAAAAAAATGGCTTAAGCCACTAAATCCGCAACATCCAATTATCACGGATGAATTTAAAGTTTTAGGTAAGATTATTGGAAAATGGGAAGATGAGTAAGTAATGGATATATTATATTTTTTAATATTTTCAATTTTTATATTTATTATATGCTCTTACATTCAAACAAAAATTTTACTATTACCAATTAAAAGCTGGATAAAAGAATTTTTAAGTGCAGCTATTGGAATATTCTCCCTTATTTTTCTACTTGTTAGTTGTGGAACAATAATTACGAAAAAAAGTGATGTTGAACCCACATGGAAGAGATCTCCAAATAATGACGTAGTAAATATAGAAAATTATGAACCAGAACAAGATTGGGATAGGCAAGGATCATATGCAGATTAAAATAATAAATATATTGGTTTTATCACTTATTCTATCCAGCTGCGCATCGCAAGGAGTGGTTAAGGTTCCAGATGGGCTGAAGATTGCCAGCGCAAGGCAAGTGGAAAACTGCGAGCTTAAAGGCGACATTAACGGCGTATCGATGCTATATGGAGTATTGGCAAATGAAGCGATTGCAAATGCCAAAAAACAAGCATTTGAACAAGCAAAAGAACTTGGCGCAAATACTATTGTTTGGGATCCAATAAAAACACAATATGGCGGTACGTCAGTCCACGGCAATGCTTATACCTGCAATTAAAAATAACAATCAATACCAACCACCTTCGGGTGGTTTTTTTTCGCCTAAAAATTCATATCAAAAAAATAATTAAACAATTTTACACATTTTATTAAACAAACTGTTTGACTTAATTAAACATAGTGTTTAAGATTATCACATCAACAAACGGATGGAGAAAATCATGAACATCATGCAATTTGGTTTAGCTAGTCAGCAATTAATCGTAAATTCAAACAAGATTGCAGCATTGCCAACAGATAAAACTGTTGCTGATATTCAATCACGTGGCCTTAGATTAGTTCATAAGCCAAGTAATTTAATTTCTCTTAGAGCTGAGCAAGAAATGCGCCGTATGCAAATGTGCTCAAGCCCAGAAGCAGCCTAATCATGTTATTTGGATCGTATGAATGGCACCTGCATCATAACCTTGAGCTTTCTAAGCGTAACGCACAAGTGTCAATGTTTAATTTTAGAACAACAAAGATTGATTTTTATCTTAATCATGCAATTCAACACACTTGCAAATCACTCAAATTAAAAAAACAGATTAAGGCATTGATGCAATGAAGCTAAGTGACGTATGGCCTACATTGTTTTTAATTATCAGTGTAGTTATTGGAGCAATTCTTGATGACATTTCAAGGGTGATATTTTGAAAAAGATAAAAAACATTACTAACGATTATTTATGGTTAAGACGAATGAAATATTCAATTTATAGAAGCGTCAAGTTGGCATTAAAACTTAATTTAGGAGAATGAAATGAGTACAGCAGTTATGACATTAGCAAATAATTTGGCTGCAAAGTTAGGGATGGGTGAAGTAGGCCAAGAACTAATAAGCACATTAAAAGCAACTGCATTTAAGGGCGATGCAACTGATGCGCAGTTTACAGCGCTTATGATTGTTGCAAATCAATATGGGTTAAATCCTTGGACTAGAGAGATATATGCATTCCCAGATAAACAGAATGGAATTGTTCCAGTTGTTGGTGTTGATGGATGGTCAAGGATTATTAACGATCATCCACAATTTGATGGCCTTGAATTTACACAAGATGAAGAATCATGCACTTGCATAATTTATCGCAAAGATAGAAACCACCCTATTAAGACAACGGAATACCTAAGTGAGTGTTTGCGCCCTGCTTTCACAAGCAAATCAGGCTATGAAGTTAAAAGCCCATGGCAATCTCACCCAAAGCGTATGTTGAGGCATAAGGCGCTAATCCAGTGCGCACGTTTAGCCTTTGGTTACACTGGTATTTATGATGAAGATGAGGCTGGAAGAATTACAGAGAAAGACATTACACCGCAGCCTGATAGCACTACTAAAACAGAACCACCACCGAATGTTCTTGATGACGCGACATTTAAAACAATCGCTGATAAATACCGTGAATCAGTAGCACAGGGTAAGAAAACGATTGAAGGCTTTATCTCATGGGTAGAAGGCAAAGGAGCTTTGATGACAGGTGCACAAAAATCAGAGGTTGCTTCATGGGCAGTGCCGGTAATTATTGAAGGCGAAGCGGTAACAGTTGATGACTTTGCAAGCGCTTACGAACAAGCGGAAAGCGAGAGTAAATAATGGAACGTACATTAATGAATTTGCAACAAGGATCTGAAGCTTGGCATTCATTTAGAGCTACTCATTTTGGCGCAAGTGAAGCAAGTGCCATGCTTGGAACGTCACCATACAAAACACGAACACAACTTTTGAATGAAAAGAAAACTGGATTAGTGCCAGAGGTCGATACTTTCACACAAAAGATTTTCGATAAAGGTCATGCAGTAGAGGCGTTAGCAAGACCGATTGTTGAAAAGATGATTGGCGAAGAGCTATCTGCCGTTACCTATGCTTTTGGAAAGCTATCTGCATCATGTGACGGACTTAGTTATATGGGAGATATTGCTTGGGAAAACAAACAATTTAATGCAACACATTATGAGCAAGTTAAAAATGGCGAATTGCCAGAAATTCACTGGGCGCAATGTCAACAGGTTTTATATTGCACTGGCGCTGAGAAGCTGTTTTTCACTATATCAGATGGTACAGAAGAGCGTACTGCTGGCGTTTGGGTTTATCCAAATGAATTGCAGCAAAAAGAAATTATTGCAGCATGGGCGCAATTTGAAGTTGATCTAGCTAACCATGTTGTAACAGAAGTAAAAGAAGCTCCAAAAGCACAGGCGATCATGGCGCTACCTAGCCTAGCAATTCAGATTAAAGGCGAGGTGACGCTATCTAACCTGGCTGAATTTAAAACGGCTGCTACAGCATTTATTGAAAGCATCAATACTGAATTAGTCACCGATGATGACTTTGCTAATGCAGAAGCTACGGCTAAATTTTGTAAAGATGCAGAAGAAAACATCGAGCTTACTAAAAAATCAGCCATTGCACAGACAGCCAGCATTGATGAGCTCATGCGCACAATGGACTACTTAAAAGAGCAGTTGAGAGACAAGCGCTTGCTGATCGAGAAGTTAGTTAAATCAGAGAAAGAGAATCGCAAGCTAGAAATTATCAATAAAGCTAAAGATGCATATCAAAAGCACTTGGAAGATTTGCGCGAAGGTACTCATCCACTATTTATACCAAATACAAGCCCTGATTTTTCAGGTGCAATCAAAAGTAAGAAAACGCTTACCAGCATGCAAAGTGCTGTTAATGATCTTCTTGCTAAGTCAAAGCAGGAAGCAAGCGCAATAGACATGGAAATTCGCTCCAAACAAGTATGGATGAAATCAAATGCAGAAGGATATGAGTTCTTATTTATTGATCTGCAAATAATCATATTCAAGCCAATTGATGATTTCAAGCTGCTTGTTCAATCAAGAATTGATAACCATAAAAAACTTGAAGCAGGGCGTGAAGCTAAGATCATTGCAGAAGCTAATGCTGCTGTACTTGAGAAAGTACGGTTAGCTGACTTAGCGAAAGAGCAGACAGATGCAAAACAAGAGACATTAGGCGCATTAGATATGTCTAGTGGGGTCGGCAGACTTTGTGCAGGAGTTGGTCACATTGATTCTTTTGTTATAGGAAGCCAAACCTCAGTAAATATCCAGCACTTTCAAGGCGTAGAGCCTGGCGTTTATGATTTGGTTAAGGCTGTAGCAAAGTCTTTTGGTGCTGATGAAATGCTTGCGCATAAGTGGCTTCTTGAAGCAGATTTCACTAAATATCAGCAGGCAGCCTAATCATGAAAACCCTATCCGATGCAGTTTTAATAAACCTAACACCCAATACTTATTATAGGGCGCGTGACATTGCGGATCAGATGAAAATCAACCCTTCGGCAGTATCGGCAAGTTTACGTGAACTGTCTCGGGGGGGGGGGGGGAATTGAACG